ATACACACGACCAGGAATCTACGTTTCAGAAGGTCCCTTTACTACACAGATTGCGAGTAGCCCGTCTACTTCTGCTGCCGCTTTTATTGGCACAGCAGAGCGTGGTCCTTCAAGCCCTGCCCTCATCCAATCTTGGAACTCTTACAAGACACAGTTTGGTGACCTTGATGTTACCTACGAAATGGGTTATGCCCTTTACCATTTCTTTGCAAATGGTGGACGTACTGCTTATGTAACTCGTGTTATCTCAGGTGCAAGCACATCTGTTGCGGCTTTTGCAAACTTTACAGGAACAGTTGCAACCGTTGGTGGAACAGTATTTAAACTTTCTGCTCCAAGCATTGGTACATGGGGTAACTATATTAGTGTTACTACCACTGCTGGACTAGTATCAGGAAGCACTCCAACATTTAACTTGGCAGTTTCTTATGAAGGAGCAACCGTAGAAAATTGGTCTGAACTTAGTCTTGACCCTAACAATGCTAGGTACGCCCCAACAGTAATCAATAACTATTCCGCATATGTAGTTATGTCTAATGTTGGAGCATCAGTATCTGGAACTGCTTACACAGTTTCTTCAGCAACCACAACCCTTACAAGTGGTGCAAATGGTTCTACAATTGCCGCAGCCGATTGGTCAACAGCCCTTACCAAATTAAACGGTGTTGAAGGCCAACTAGTAATTAACTTGGTTGGTCAAAGTAACAGCACAATTGTTAACAATGCAATTGACTATGTTACTTACACAGATGCTGATTCCACACCAAACGCACGTAAGAATTCATTCTTAATTATTGACCCTAACCCAGCCTTGACTGTTGCTAGTGACATTGTTACGGCAGTTGCAGGGTACACAGTTTCATCATACGCTGCTGTTTATTATGGAATGCTTTCCATGACAAACCCAGCAGTTCGTGGTTCTGCTGCCTTGCGTAACACCTTCCCAGGTGGTGCTATTGCTGGTTTGTACCAACGTGTAGACGCTGAAAAAGGTGTTGGTCGGGCTGCTGCTGGTTATGGTTACACTCTTCAAAATACATTTGGAACCGTCACTAACTTTACTGAAGCACAAGTTGGCACTCTTTATGCTGCACACATCAACACTCTTAAGAATGTTGCTGGCGCTGGCGTAATTGTTAATGGTGCTCGCACACTCAAAAAGACAGACATCACTAAGTACATCCCAGCCCGCCGTACCCTTAACTACGTTAAGGCTCAGGTTGAAGAACTTACAAAACCTGCATTGTTCCAGCCAATTGGTGACCGCCTTTGGTCTTCAATTGGAGGAAGCATTGCTGGAATGCTTTCCGCATTGTGGTCATCTGGAGCATTAAAAGGACGTAGTGCTAGTGAAGCCTTCTACGTTACTTGTGATGCATCAAACAACCCTCCATATGTCGTTGAGGCAGGAGAAGTACATGTTGAAGTGGGAGTTGCTCTAACTTCTCCTGCGGAATTCATTGTTATTAATGTAAGCCAATTTGCTGGTGGAAATACCGCCAGAGAAACACTCTAAGGAGAAAAACTAATGCCGTTAACACGCACAGACCCAATCCGTTCCTTTAAATTTGAGGTTCAATTTTTAGTTCCAACACTAGCAACAGCCTTAAGTTTTACTCAAGGCGTAACACCTACACAATCTAATATTGGTGGAGTTACTGATGCTGCTGGTGTAAAGTCAACACCACTTGACCAGTTTGCAGTTGGCCTTGGTAATCTTGGTTTTGCTGCTATGAGCGGTTTGGCTGTTACCAATGAAGTTATCCAATACCGTGAAGGTGGGATGAACACCCACCCACACAAAATGGTTGGTCAAACAGACTTTGCACCTATTTCGTTTAACCGTGGTGTATTTGAAAACCAAGACCAACTGTGGAGATGGCAACGCTTCTTGCATAACTGGCAAAGTGGTGCACCTGGCTCAACTGGTGGTATGGACTACCGCTGTGACGTTGTTGTCTATGTATATGACCACCCACATTCCAATGCAAGTTACACTGATAACGTTGGTAATGCAGGTTCAGGAACAGCAAACTTTGTTGGTAACAAAAAACTTGGTATCAAAATTTTCAATGCATGGCCTGCATCATTTACCATGAGCGGACTAAACGCAAGTGGCAGTGAAATCATGGTACATGAGTTAAGCCTTGTGCATGAAGGTTTTATTATTGAATATGATGCAACAAAAATTGCTGCCCTTGGAACCGCTTCTTAAATAGTCTACTTAAAAGGAAAATAAAATGATTGAAACAAATACAGCATCAATTGACGCTGCCAATGAAGCCCTATCAGACCCAGCACCACGTATTAATAATGCCCCTGTAACAGAGGTTCTATTAATGCGGGGTGTTCTTCGGGACAACCAATGGTTACAAGAATCTGTAATTCGTGAACTTAATGGAGAAGACGAAGAAGCAATTGCTTCTCTTACCAGCAAAAACGAACTTGTATACAGCGATTATATGACAGCACTCCTTAAAAGAGCAGTTGTGTCTATCGGTAATGTACAAATGGCAGATGACCCAACAATGGTAGATGACCTACTAATTGGTGACCGTGACTTATTATTTATTGGTGCCATGAAAGCAACCTATGGTCGTTTTCGTGAAATGGAAGTTGCTTGTGGAAACTGCAACGCAACTAACTTTGTAACCCTCAACCTTGAAGAAGACTTTAAGTTTGAAAGGCCAACAACCGATTGCACAAAACCACTAGAAGTAGAACTTCGTAATAACTCTATTGTTAAACTTCGTTATCCAACAGGTTCAGATAGTTCTTATGTTGCAAAAAACGCAAAAACTAACGCAGAACAAAACACCCTTATGTTGGCACGTTGTGCTGAATGGGGCGATGACAAACCAACCGATGTCCAGAAATGGGCTAAGGCATTGGGTGTCAGCGATAGAAACAAGTTGGTACGGGCACTAACCACAAACCCTCCTGGGCCAAAGATGGAAGAGGTGAAAACTCAGTGTGCCAAATGCGAAGAAGACCTTCTCATTCTTATGGACTGGGTCTCACTTTTATTCAGTTAACCTAACGCTTACCTACTGGGAATACGAAACGATTGCCTCGCTTTATTCGGGGTTTGGTCTAAGTGACCTAAAAAATATGACAGTGCGACAGCGGGCTTATTGGTACGCCATGGCTCGTTGGCGCAATAACCCAAGAGGCTAGTGATGAGCGAAAACACTATAGGACAATCTAAGTTTGATACAGGCGGTGGTGCTGCTGTTGGCGAAGCCAGCAAAGTTTCCGCAAAAGGTAACAACCGCTTTCAAGCAGACACTCAGGCATTACACGAACTTGATACTGCTTTAACCAAAATCAATACAAACATTAATAAGTTAAAAACTGACCTTCCTAAGGTTATTAGTTTGACTGAACAATGGGCATCAAAGATGCGTATGGTTTCCAATGCAATGGGTGGCATGGGTGGTGGCAGTGGAACCAGCCCTAATGGTGCACCTGCTGGAACACTGACACAACAGGTGCTTGGTGGTGGCGGTGGACCTATGTTCCATTTTGGTGATATCAACACAGACCGTAGCCAAAACTTAACAATGATGGGTGGCGGTGGCGGAAAAGGTGGTTCCGCAGCAGACATTGGAAAACAGATTGCTTCTCAAGTAGCCTCTGCCATTGGTGCTGCTTTAAATAATCGCATTAATGAAAACTCTAGTTATTCATTATCAGCCAGTCGTATGGATATGCTGCTTCAACAGACCACTGGCATGAGTCGTCAAGGTGTTTATACGGCACAACGCCAACCACTCCAACAGTACAAACTTGGTGCTGGTGGTATTAACAGCGTTTTGGCTTTACAGGCATCCACAGGTATTGATGCACTAAGACAAGCAAAGAGCGTAGAGTCTCTTAGGGCTTCTTCTGGTTACGCATATAGCACTGACCAAATTAACCAAATGACTCGTGGTATGGCAAGCGCACAATCTGCTAACCGTATGTTTATGACCATGGGTACAGGTATGTATGGCGTTGGTGGACAACAAAAAAGCAGCATGACAGTTGTTAAAGATGTTGTACAACGTCTTGGCCTAACCACAGAAAGCGCTCTAAAGGGTGCAATGGCTCCTGGCTCTATGACTCGTGAACGTTTGCGCCAATCAGGTCTCCCTGAAGATATGCAAGACCTTGTCCTTCAGTATGCCCAACAAAACATAGCGTACAAGCAAAAAGGTGGAGCGGGAATGTATGACGCTTCCAATAAAGGCATGCGTAAGACCATGGGTGTTGAAAATAGTTACGCAAACCAAAACGAAGAAACTGACCGTGTCAAGGGCAACCGTGAAGAAAACATGTACAAACGTCAGGCTGATAATTATGCAGCCATGGAAAGGCAGATGCAATCTTTAACACGCACAATGGAAAAACTAGATAATGCTATGTCTGGTTTAGTTGGTGCAAAGATTCGTAACCGTGGTATTGGCTCCATGATTAAAGGTGCTTTACCAGGAGTTGGTATGGCAATAGGTGCGGGTCTTGGTGCTTTAACTATGACCCCTTTTGGCGCAGGCGCTGGTGCTATGGGGGGTTCTATGCTTGGTTCTATGCTTGGTTCATTCCTCGGTGACGCTACAGGTGAAAAAGAAACAGGTGTTACCAAAGCAGACCTTAAATCTAAAAGTACTCCTGCCAACGTTACAAAAAGTCAGGGAGCATTAGCACAACTTAATCCTAAAATGCGTGAAAAAGTTAAATCAATGTTGGCAGCAAACCCCAAACTTTACATTGGTGGTGGAGTTCGCTCTACAGCACAACAAAAAGCAATGTTCCTAGATAGGT